GACGCCAAGGACTATTTCGCCGACCTGCCGGAGCCGGCGCTCACTCCCGAGATGCTCACGCTCGCTGAGCAGATCCTGGAGAGCAAGGTCGCCGAGTTCGACCCGAAAGCCTTCCGCGACCGTTACGAGGAGGCACTGCTCGCGCACCTGAAGGCGAAACAGGCCGGCTCCGTTCAGGAGCCCAAGCCGACGTTTCCCACCCCGCGGCGGGTGATCAACCTCATGGAGGCGCTGCGGCGGAGCATTGCGCAAGATCAGACATCGGCCGGCAAGGGCAGCTCCGCGACCCCGGCGACCCGCAAACGGGCGTGAAGTGAGATGAGCAGGAACATGACCTCGCCGCGACTACCGAACCATGGTGATGCGGTCTATCTGGTGCTGGACGGCTTCGGGAAGTTCGGTCAGGCCGACCGCGAAACCGATCCCCGGCAAGCCGATCGGCAGACCGTTCTGGCCAATCTGTCGTCCGGCCAGTATGAGCGTCCCCTCCGCATTACAGCCTGCAAGACCGCCGAAGGCTGGGCGCGCGACGTCACCGCGCAGATCGTTCAGGAGATGGCCCTCGCAGACGAGGACTTGTCCCCCGCGGTGGAGCGGGCCGGATGAACGGATCCCTCGGCAAGTTATCGCGCTGCGCCATCTACACCCGCAAATCGACGGAGCATAACCTCGACCTCGCCTTCACCTCGCTGGACGCCCAGCGCGAGGCCTGTGAGGCCTACATCACGAGCCAAGCGGGCGAAGGCTGGCGGCTCGTCGGCGACCGCTATGACGATGGAGCCTTCTCAGGAGCCTCGCTGGAACGGCCGGCCTTGCAGCGGTTGTTGGCCGATGTTCGGGGCCGCCGGATCGACATCGTCGTGGTCTACAAGGTCGACCGGCTGACCCGCTCGCTGGCGGATTTTGCCAAGCTGATCGAGTTGTTCGAGGCGCACAACGTCTCGTTCGTATCTGTCACCCAGTCGTTCAACACCCGCTCCAGCATGGGGCGGCTTACGCTCAATGTGCTCCTGTCCTTTGCCCAGTTCGAACGCGAGCTGATCGGGGAGCGGGTGCGCGACAAGATCGCGGCCTCCAAGCGCAAGGGGCTGTGGGTCGGGGGCCCGGTCCCGCTCGGCTATGCGGCGGTGGACAAGAAGATCGTGGTGGTGCCGGCGGAGGCCGAGGCGGTGCGCACGATCTTTGAGCGGTATCTGACGCTGGGCTCGATCCGCGCACTGGCGGGGGAGCTTGATCGGCACGGCATTTGCAGCAAGCCGCGGCGGCTCTCGAATGGCCGCACCGTTGGCGGGGGCCGCTTTGGCGTGGGCGCGCTCGCCTATCTGCTCAAGAACCGGTTCTACATCGGCGAGGTGGTCTACCGGGGCGAGGTCCATCGTGGCGAGCACGCGCCGATCCTGGATCGGCCGCTGTTCGAAGCTGTGCAGGCCGAGCTTGCGGTCCGAGCTGTGGCGCGGCGCTGCCGGCTGCGGGGCTCACCCGCCATCCTGAGCGGGCGCCTGTTTGACATTTGCGGCAACCGCATGAGCCCAAGCCATACCAACAGGGGCGGCGCGCGGTACCGCTATTATGTCTCCCAGGCTTTGCTGCAGGGAAAGCCCCAGCCGGCCGGATTGGTTGGCCGCGTTCCCGCCGCCGAGGTTGAGGCGTTCGTCGTTGCGGCGCTGCGCAACCACCTCAACGCCAACGGTGCCGGGGAGCAGCTGCCCGACAATGATCTCGAGCTCCTCGAGCGCCATCTCGAGCGCGTGACACTGACTCCGAAGCGTCTCGAGCTTCGGCTGCGGCAGAACGTTGAGCTTGCCCAAGCCGACAACCCCGCTAGTAGCGACCCATCAGCGCCTCACATGGCTGGCGTCACCACGATCGCCGTCCCCTGGACCAGCCCTGTGCCGGTCGCTGTCAAAGGCATCATTCATGTGCCCGCGCACAGCACGCCGATGACGCCGTCGCGTCGCGACATCCTGCTGATCGCGATTGCCAAGGCCCGCAGCTGGGTCGACGAGTTGGCCAATGGGCGGGCTGGCAGCTTCGCGGTGCTTGCCAGGCGTGAAGGAAAGGTCGAGCGGCACATCCGTCTCTTGCTGCCACTCGCGTTCCTCTCACCACGAATCGTCTCAGGCCTCCTCGACGGGACGGCCCCGGCGGGCCTCACCATCACAGCGCTTGCTCGCGGGCTGCCCTGGTCCTGGGCCGAGCAGGAGCGACGCCTTGGGCTGCATTGCGATTGACGTCTCTCCGGCAGCAGCGCGGGCTTGAACTCCAGTTCTCCTCTAACGGGGAGGGTACATGTGCTGACGGACGCCTGACCCTGACTGGTTTGCTCCTCTCCCCCGCCAGCGCCGCCAGGCCTCCGCGGGGTTTCGGTGGTGGCGGTGTGCTGTTGCGCCGTCCCCAACGATGGAGAGGAGGGCACATGCGGCTGGATCACCTGCCTGCGTCCGTGGCCTTTTGCGACGTCGAGACCACCGGACTTGGTCATCACGATCGCATCGTAAGCTTTGGCGGCATCGGAATGATCAGCCGCAAGTTGGCCAAAGGCCCGTCGGACCTGGAATATCTCTACCTGGTGTTCGATCCTGGTACGGGAAACCGCCGTGGCGCCGAACAGATTCATGGCTTCTCGGATTCGGCTCTGCGCCTGCAGGATCCGTTCGCAGTGCATGCCGCCGACGTCTGGCGCTTCCTGACATCCTATGAGCTTCTCGTTGCCCACAACGCCGCGTTCGACCTCAGGTTCATCAATCGCGAGATGAGATTGTCAGGCCTGCCCGCGCTCACCAGGCCTGTCTACTGCACCATGAAAGGATACCGCGCGCTCGAGCTCGGCGGCAGCGCCTCTCTGAGCGCGGTCTGCCGCCGTATCAAGCTCGCTCGGGTTGGCGATCTGCACGAGGCGATCGAGGACGCATGGCTCGCGATGCAGATCTATCTTTGGCTGCACGGCTGCCCGCTTCAGCGTCGATTGCGCCGCTCGCTTCCTCGCATGCCATCCAACTTGCGTCACCCCACGACCGGCCCATACCGTGACCAACAAGGGCTGCGCAGATCCGGCGTTCCGTAACCGAGCCTGGTAGGCTACTCCCTTGCCGCAGCACACCCTACTCTTCGTTACCATGGACGGCCGGAGAGCCGCGCCAAGATGAGGGCGCTCACGAAGTTGTTGTAGCGGTCAAGGCTTTCATTGGTCCAGAATGACGCGATCTTGTGGCCCAAGGCCTGGCTTATGCTGTCCACTTGATCGTCGTGCCGGCCGTTTGGAAACGCGAAAAGCTCATCTTCGAGATCTCGAAGCCATGGAGCCTCCTTCGGGAAGAACACCCGACCGTTCTCGAACTTTGCGGATTGTATGGCCATTCGGATTTTCTTGTCGTACTCGGGCTTGACCCCAACGACCGAGAAATGCGCCGTCTTGAGTTCCTGGATCAGCGCTGTCCCGAAGCCGGCATCTTCAATCAGGATTTGGGAGGCCTTATGCAGCTTCGCCTGCTGCGACACCTTCGTCCTCAAGGTCGGGAAGTCAAACCGGCCGCGTAGCAGATCAATCAGGTAGTATCTCTTGTCGTAAATGCGCCACGTGCTGCATACCGAATAATCGTTTTCCTCGCCTTGCTTGTTCGCCACGTCCCATGATTGAATTACTTGTCCAGACTGCGGCAGCTGATCATAGCGGCGGAGCCAGTCGCGCTTGATCGTGGCGCCGCCGGGGGGCACAGGCCGCTGCTGATACTGGGCCGAATAGATTTCCGGACCGAGCTGCGCGCGCAGCGACTCCAGAACCTCCCTTGGTTCGCGCTCCGGGTGGAGCACGTCGCCGGCGCGCCGGAAATGAACTTGTCCATTCCCGATTGGAATCTCTTCGTCCTGTTGCGCGATCGCCGGCAGGCTCAGCACGGTCCACGCATCGGAACCGCGCAGCTGGACACCGACCAGGTCATCCTCATGCAGCCGCTGCATCACGAGCACGATGGCGCCGTTTTGTTTGTCATCGAGCCGTGACAGCAGGGTGTTGAAGTACCAATTTGCGACATGCTCGCGCGACTTTTGGGACACTGCCGCCAGCGCCGCGATGGGATCATCAATGATGATGATATCTCCCCCACGTCCTGTCAGGGCGCCGTCGACCGAGATGGCGAGCCGAAATCCGTTTAAGGTCGTGACGACCTCCGTCTGGGTATCCTTCATCGCCGAAATGCGCATCCCAGGAAAGATGCCGTGGTATTCTGCGGAATTAACAATCTTGCGGAAGTCATTGCCGTGCTTTATCGCGAGATCGGCGCTGTAGCTCGCCACGATCAAGCGCTTAGTGGGATCGTGCCCCAGGACAAAGGCCGGGAATGCGACCGAACACATGATCGACTTGAGGGAACGCGGCGGCACGGTGATGATCAGGCGTTTTATCTTTCCGAGCCGTACCTGTTCAAGATAATAGGCGATTGCGCAGATATGCCAGTTCATATGAAAAATGGCGCTGGGATTGAGCACATGAAACATCTTGCGAACGAAACTCACTAGGTCCCTCCGGCAGGCGGCATATACATGGGCCATTGAGGGGGACAGCATGCGCTGCTGGGAGGGGAACAAGGTCCGGGAATTTCGAGCTAACTTCTTCATCGATCGGTTCTCCTGATAGGATTTCTAGCGGGCCGAGGTTGATTTCTCGGGCGGTTTAACCGGGGACGGCTGGGCGCATCGATCTCGCCCGCACGGTCGAGCTGGACGGCGCGCCGGCGCACGTAATCGTCCAGCAAAGCTTCCTCATTGGCGGAGAGCGCCGTCGCAACGCTTTGTTCAAGTGCGTCACCTTGGCCAGCCAACAAGTCGACCCCAAGTTTTGGAGCTAGAGCGAGGAGGTCGCGCCGCGCGTGGCGATCGCCTTTGGCAAATTGATTGACCAGCTGCTCGATGCCGGCGGCGGCCTTGGTGATGATCTTCTCCTGATCTCCCTGCCTCAGCGTCACCTTTGCGCTGAGCGCACGTTCAAACAGGGCCTTGAGGTCGGGTGCAATTGACCTTGGTTTTCGACGCGCGCCTTTGGGATTGCCGCTTTGACCTGGCTTGAATTGATACTCCTTCGGCGGGCGACCCGGGCCGACACGGTATTCCTGATCGGTCGGATCAGTCTTCAAGCTCGGCCGCGTGTTGGGTTTCCGACGGCGATAGCGCTTCACGGTTTTGCTCCGTCAGAAGCGAATCTCCCCGCCCGCGAGCCCTCGACCGCAATCTCATCGAAGGTTAGCCCGCTCTCGGCGTGGCGCGCGTCCCGGCGAGAAAAAGCCTGCCAGCGGCGGATGGCGACGTCGACAAAACGAGGCTCGATTTCCAGCGCACGGGCATGGCGTCCGACCCGCTCGGCAGCCATGATCGTGGTGCCAGAACCGGAGAACGTGTCGAGCAGGACATCGCCCCGCCGCGTGCAGTCCTTGATCGCGTCGGCCACCAGGGCGACCGGCTTGGCGGAGGGATGCGAGCGAAGCTCCTCCATGCGGCCGGCACGGAAGGAGTTCACGCCGGCGTAGTGCCACACGTTCGAGCGCGAACGCCCATGCCGCCCGAGCTCGACGTTGTTGAGATGGGGCGCCTGCCCGACGCGAAAGACGCCGATAAATTCGTGTTGGCTGCGGTAGAACGATCCCTGGCCAGCATTCGACTTCACCCACACGGCGATGTTGATGGTGTCTCCATAGACAGGTTTGGCGGCTGCCATCAGCTCGGCAATGTGCCGCCAGTCCGTGCAGACATAATGAAGCGCACCGTCGCGCGACGCTGATGCTGCGACATTTAGAGTAATGCTGAGGAAGCGCACGTAATCCGCG